TCCTAGGTTGGAAGCTGAGATTGAAGGTATTAGAGTTATTGCTAGTGCAAATGGAAAAAAAATGGAACAATTGGAATATGCGCAGAAGGAGTTAGATAAGACGCGGGATATGTTTTTACAAGATCATAATCATACTCCTCAAGATTGTGCAGCTCAGATTTCATTAAAGGACGAACCATTTAATAGGCTGGGTATGAGTAAGGAGGATGCTCGTACTTTACCGCAGAAATTAAGACCTTTTTATATACTCAGTGTTTTTCAGTATTTAATGGCAGCAATGTGCCTAATGTTTAGGCAATTGGTGGAACGTGGAAGAGTAATAAAAATTGGTATTAATTTCTGGTTTGGTGGAGCTACTGCTCTTGCAATGAGTGTTGGTTTTGATGATCCAAATGTGATTTTTGAAGATGGAGATTTTAAGCATTTGGATTCTACAATACATATGATATTGTTGATGTTGTATGTTACTCAGGCGAAGGTTTATTTTAATTGGGAAGGAATGACTGCCATTAATGCCACACTCTTGAGATGCTTTTTTTCGAGTGTGTGCAGAGAGATTGTCAATTAAAGTGACACATATGTTTAGTACAATCTGGCGTGTCATTTATGGTGGCATGCCATCTGGAGCATTTGAAACGTCCCATGGTGACTCTTGGATAGTTGCTTTCCTTTATTTCTTGTATGTTCGGCAAGTTATGGAGCGTTATCCTGAGAGGGTGAGCCAGTTGCGTGAACTGTATCGATTGTTTCGTTGTGGTATCATTGTTTATGGAGATGATCATGTTTTATTTACTCATAGAGATGTACATGATATAATTAATGAGACAGGGTTTGCAAGATTTGTAGCAGTTTTTTGGGGTATGAAAATTCGTGATATACATAGGGCTAAGTTTTTAACTGTACCACATAATCACTCTGGTGAAATAAGTGTGCCAGGTATAGTTTTTTTGAAAAGATACTTTGTATCACGAGAGTCTGTGTTTACTCCAACTGAAATAAGGGATCATAAGATTTCGCCAGTATTGCCGTATAGGCCGCTTGGTGCGTTAATAGTAAAATTGGCATATGGTAAAGCTGATACGAAGTCAGTGGTTGAGTATATAGTATCATCAATTGGTATGGCTTATGATACTCAAGGTACTAATAG